TATCGTCCGTTGATCTAAACGTAAAAGAATATCAGTTAGCACTAAAAACAGCAATGGAAGAACTAGATTATAAACGTTTAGAGATGGACGAAGTATTAAATGGTAACAAGAAAAAACCATTAGCAGGTTATCTAAAAGGCACAGCGTATGCAGAACAATATACACCTAGTGCAGACATACAAGGTATGTACAAGACTAGACGTGTGTACGGAGTTATGGCAGGATTTGATGAGCCAACAAAAATTGTCTCTGGTTTACAGTTATTGCAAGCAGGAATAATTGACAAAGAGACATTACAAGAAAACATGGACGGACTTGATAATGTACAAAAGATTAACGATAGGATATTAAAAGACGAAGCAGAACGTACATTGTTTGAGACATTAAAAGTACAAGCAAGTCAAGGTGATCCTAAAGCAACAATGGCGTTAGTACAGATTTACAAAAATCCTAACTCTATGCAATCAATACTAGATAAATTTTATACAGCAGAAGAGCCAGAAGTACCAGAAGGTGAAGCTGCGTTACTTGATCAATTAGGTGGCGCACCACAAATACCACAAGGTCCTGCACCAGATATTAGATCATTACTTTTAGGAGGTGTGCAAGGTGCCTAAACCATTAGATTATGAATTTAGCGATATTGTCAATAACTGCTTAGTTGATGTATGGCAAAGAACAGAAGAAGCAATTGCTGATTACGAAGATGAAATATACGCAGATGAACCAATAATATCTGACTTGCCACAAGGAATGATAGTTCAGTATATACCTAACGGTTTACTTATTTGGTTTGGAAAACAGGAGGACTTTAATGGCGAATGGCAGTAGTAGAGAACGTGGTAGAAGAGGTGGAGTTAAGAGACCTGCTGCAGTAAGTGGTCCAGGTAAATTAGCTAGAAGAACTGACGGTGCCGCACCAACAATAGAAGATGTTAGAGGTATGGTTTCTGAATCAGCAGGAGAAGAAGCTGCACTTGTAGAACAAGTTAGGCAAGGCAATATAGAACAACCACAAACTACTTTTGCTGCACCACAACCACAGCCACAACAATTAGGTGGAGTAGCACCTGGTATTGCAGATGTATTTGCACCAGGAGAAGATGATTTAAATGCGTACTCACGTCCACCAATGGAGGATCAATTTTTAGAACCAGATGACGTAATGTTAATACGTGCAATGGCAGAAGTTAATCCTACTGCAGAGCTTTTAGGTTTACTAAAATTTGCTTCTGATAGGCAGATAGGTAGAACGCAGCGTAATCTCTAATGGCAGAATTTCATAGAGATAATCCTGCACAAGAGCAAGAGTTTTATCAAGAACTACAACGTAGACAAGCAACGTATAAACGTGCTAAACAATCTATAAGTAAAGAAGACGCTATGCGTGCAAGTTCTATTGCACAGGCATATCCAAACTTTTCACCAGATGTTATTACTGCATTAACAACTTTACAAGTTAAACCAGAAGCAACAGTATTAGAAGATATATCTAAGATGATTGCACAATCAAACAGCAAAACAATATTAGATAAAGTATTTGATCCGTTGCAAGCAGGTGTACGTTTAGGATTTTTAGGTTTAGAAGATTTATATAGAACAACAGTAGATAGACCTATCAACTCTTTTATTGCTTCTAGGTTTGGAGACAATGCAGAAAATTTAACATTTAAAGAAGCATACAAACAATCAGGTAAGTCAACAGTTAAACAACTTATAGGACAATTAAACAAAAGACAAAAGGTTAATTTAGGTGAAGGATTTTTGCCAGTGTCAGAAGTATTTGATCCAGAGAATCCACAATCTAAATTTTATGATGAGTACCAGTACATGATACGTTCTGGATTTGATCAAGGTAGAGCGCAACAAGTTATACAAAATTATTTAGGTACACCAATAACTGACATAGATAGAAGAATGCAAGAAGGTAATGAGAACTTTACTATTACAAGTCAATACGGTACTGCACCTATATCATTAGGTAGAACTATTGCATTACAAGTTGCAGAACCAAACAGTAGACCATTTAATGTTATATCTGGTGTATTAGACGCAGGTAAAGCATTGTTCTTAGATCCTGCAAACTATATGACATTAGGATTAGGTGCTTTTGCTAAAAGTAGAAAAGCATTAAAAGTTCCAGATTATCTTGTAAAAGAATTACAAAAGATAGAACCTGACAAATTAACTAAAGCACAAAAAGAATACATAGGTGCAGTTAATAAAGGTTGGGGACTACCGTTTATGTCTGGTAGATCAATATCTAATTATTTATCTAAAGATCCTGGTGGTAAAAAACTTATAGATTACATGGCAGAACTAGATAGTCCTAATAAATTTATAGAACTTACTGGAATAACAGACAGAGAAGCTATTGCAGCATTTATGGATATATCACAAGACTTTACAAAATCTGCAGATGAAAAACGTGAACTTATGTCTAATCTTATTACAGAATTTTTAGAAGATCCTTTTGGTCCTTTTGGTACAGGTCAAGCACCAACAGTAGGTGCTATAGGTAGATTTTTAGGTGGTGCTACAGAAGAGTTGTTAGGTGGCGTACCTAAAGGTACAGGTAAATTATTTGGTGCTAAAAAAGTTATTAAGACAAAACTTATGGATAGTCCTAATAGATCAGCAAGAATATTATCTACATACGCAGGTGAGTTTCCATACAGATATGTAGATAGTAACCAACTAGATGACGCAGTAACAAACATAAAAGGTTGGCTAGATCAAACAACTGTAGATCCTGTTGCTAAAGATCAGATAATTAACAGAGCAGTAAGATTACAAGATGGTGATCAAACTGGATTATTTAATGTTGTTAAAGATATGGTTACATACGCTACTGATGACTTAGTAGAAAAGTATGGTGTAAATAAAGAAGACGCATTTACATTTAGTAGAATCTTTGAAGATTATCTACCAGAGCTACGCGCATATTTTATTGACGCAGTTACAGGTAACAATGTTGCTAATCCAGGTGCAAAGATTAGTCAAACAATTGTAGATAACAAAGCATTTGTAAATCCAGATCCACACTTACTTACAGAGTTTATTAATAGAACTATACCTTTACCTGATCCTGGACAATTAGCAAAAGCTATGAACTCTATGTCAATGATTAGAGCAAAAGCGTCAGAAGCAGGTATAGATATGTTTAGTAAATTACCTTCTAATATACGTGCAGGTACAATGTCTAAAATTATAGATAGTTACTATTCAGACTTTTGGAAACCATTTGTATTGTTACGTGGTGCCTGGTTACTTCGTGTTGTAGGAGAAGAGCAGCTACGTATGTACACACGTGGTTATGACAATATATTTTCACGACCATTGTCAGTATTGTCATTAGGATTACTTAAAAAACCTAATAAGACAGAAGCTGCAAGATGGACTAGCAAAAATGTACAGTTTGCAGATTTGTTAGGTAATCCATTAGACGAAGCATTAGAGTGGCAACAAGCTAGTTCACGTAGATATGGATCTAATAACTTTGACTATTTATTTGGTGGTGCATACAAAGCAGGTAGAAGACGTAAAAAACCTGGTGTACACCCTATGGACGTTGTTACAAAAGAAGACGCATTACGTAACAAAGAGACACAACCTAGACTTATACAAAAGTATTTCGATGATGGTATTGTACGTGAAATAGCACATTTACATTATGACAGATTGTTTAACTTTTTATACAGAGGTGCGTTAACTAAAAAACAAAGAGACGCTAGATTAAAAGAATTTGTTGAAGGATCAAGCACACGTGCGCAAGAAATTATAGAAGCATATAGTGCAGGTGGTCCTACATATAGATCAAGAATGAATACTGCAGGTGGTAGATATGCCTATGCAGAATCTATTACAGCTAGAGTAAATCAGTTAGCAGGTGGATCTTTTGACCAAAACCTAGATGTATTAGATGATTTAGGTAAAAGAATAAACATTGATGAATTAGATTTTGCTAAAACACCATTCCCATTGTCAGTAGAAAAAACAGCAAATAACAACATACTTGAAATGTTGCTACGTAACAGATTAAACAGATTAGACGGTAAACAATATGTTGATGAAACATTAGATGATTTTTTTGACAGTATAAAAAATGGTGATCAAACATTATACAAGTCTGTAAAGAAAACATTGATGTCTGATAAATACATTGACGATCTACCTAACGTAGTTGCTGTTGGTAAAACAGATTACATAGACAATGTTGGTAAATTAGAGTTTTACACAAACAAAGCATTTGACGCATTAATGGGACAAAGAACAGATAACGCGTCAAGATCACCAGTATTTAGACAAGCATACTGGAGAACTATATATGATCTTCTTCCATACATGTCAGGCAAGATGAGACAAGTTATGTTAGAAGGTGGTACATATACAATTGATGGCAAAGAAATAAAAGTTGCAGGTGCATTAAATGCAAGTTTACCTGGAGAAAACATGTTAGCTACGTTTAGAGCTGACATAGGATTGCCTGCACAAAAACTACGTAAAGCAGATACAGAGATTAACATAGATATGTTTCAACGTAAGATTAAAGAACTTAACGAAAAAGATACAGCATTAGGTTTAGGATTTGAAGATCTTGATGAAGAGTTTGAAAATTTATCTACAGCACTTAATAAAAAACGATCAAGACTAGAAGA